CGCTTCCAACCTTAATTGTTGGGATGTATCTCAAGAACCAACAGAAATAGAAAACGAGGTAAAAGACGATGATGTGGATTAATATATTTATGTGGATAACTGCTATTATTGCAATAGCTTCATTAGTTGCTGCTGTAACACCTACTCCTAAAGGAGACAAGTTACTAGGTAAACTTTATAAAGCTGTAGATTTTTTAGCTTTAAACATAGGAAAAGCTAAGGATAAAGCTAAGAAATAAATGCCTAGAAAAACGGTAATGGAAGTTGCAGCCCATATTGAAAAACACGAGGCAGTTTGTACTGAACGTTGGTTAGAAACCATCCACCGTATAAAACGTCTTGAACTTTTCGTTATCGCTACTTTAGTTACATTACTATTAAGTACAGGAGCCATTTTAACTGATCAATTATTTTAGGAGACTAAGTGCCTCTAGAAAAATTCACCCTCCGACCTGGAATCAACAAGGAAGGAACAGATTACTCAAATGAGGGTGGGTGGTTTGACGCAAACTTAGTTCGTTTTCGTAAAAATTTCCCTGAAAAAATAGGTGGTTGGGCTAAAAACACTTTAAACACATTTAAATCTACAGCTAGGGCACTCCATGCTTGGGTAGATCTAGATCTTACCAAATATCTAGGATTAGGTACTACATGGAAATATTACGTTAAACAGGGAGACAGCTACAACGATATAACCCCTATACGACTTACTACTTCTGCTGGAGATGTTACTTTTGCCAAAGTTGCTAATGGAGACGCTACTATTACCGTAACTGATACAAGTCACGGAGCAGTTGCCAATGATTTTGTTACTTTTAGTGGTGCTGCTAGTTTAGGTGGTAATATCACTGCTGCCGTATTAAACCAAGAATACCAAATTGCTACTATAACCAGTGCCAATGTTTACACCATTGAGGCTAAAGACACCGATGGAGATGAAGTTACTGCTGCTGCTGGGGATTCTGGCAATGGTGGCAGTTCCGTAGTAGGAGCGTATCAAATCAACGTAGGACTAGACGTATATGTAGAATCTTCTGGTTGGGGTGCTGGGCTTTGGGGTGCGAGTACGTGGGGTTCAGTTAGTGCTCTTTCTTCTTCTAACCAACTTAGAAACTGGTCTCATGATAATTTTGGTGAAGATTTAGTGATGAATGTTCGTGGTGGCGGAATATACTATTGGGATGAATCTTCAGGTGTAACCACTAGGGCTGTAGCTTTTTCTGATTTATCAAATGCTAATTTAGCACCGACTAAAGCAGTACAGATTTTAGTCAGTGATGTAGATAGGCATATTATTTGTTTTGGAGCAGATCCTTTAAACACAGGAGGTACTGCTAGAACAGGAGCAATAGACCCTATGTTTATTGCGTGGAGTGACCAAGAGAATGCTACTCAATGGGAGCCTCTTCCTGACAACACGGCAGGATCTTTTAGATTGTCAGCAGGCTCGTCTATTATAGGGGCACTTAGGGCAAGACAAGAAACTTTAATTTGGACTGACACTTCACTATACTCCATGAGTTTTATAGGACAACCTTTTACTTTTGGAATTAATTTAGTAAACGAAGGGATAGGTCTTATTGGACCTAATGCTGCTGTCAATTCACCAGCTGGCGTTTTTTGGATGGATAAAACAGGTTTTTATACATATAATGGGCAAATCAGAGAATTACCTTGTAGTGTTCAGAATTATGTTTTAAGTGACATTAACATAGGACAAGCGTTTCAAACTTTTTCTACTTTAAATAAAGAGTTTGATGAAGTAGGTTGGTTCTATTGTTCAAGCAGTTCTACAACAATAGACAAATACGTTACCTATAATTACACTGAAAATGTTTGGAGCATCGGACAATTAAATAGAACAGCTTGGCTAGACGAAGGTGTTTTTGATAGCCCGATAGCCACTTACACTACAAATAATGTGGGGTATTTGTACAACCATGAAACAGGTAATGATGCTGACGGTTCACCAATGGATAATGTTTACATTGAATCTAGTGATTTTGATTTAGGAGAAGGAACATTTTATCAAATGATAAGAAGGATAATACCTGATATTAAATTTACAGGAAACGGAGGTAACGGTCAGATTATTAATTTTGTTGTAAAAACTAGGAATTACCCAGCAGAAAGTTTAACTACTTCTGCAACAAACACTTGTACAAACAGCACTTCTAAAATTGATGTAAGAGTAAGAGCAAGACAAGCAGCACTTAGAATCGAATCAGACGATGATAACAGTGAATCAGTAAGATTAGGTGTTGGGTTTAGGGTAGGTGCAACTCGTATGGACTTACAACCGAGTGGTAGGAGATAATGGCTAAGTTACTAGAAACTAAATTACCAGTCGCTACAGGGGATTATATTCCTCCAGACACTTTTAATAGACTAACTAGAATTTTAGAATTAAGTTTAAATAAGGTAGATGTAGAGGCAACTGTTTCTGCTAACCAAGGACAACGTGATGTCAATAAATTTGAAGCAGGTTTTGTTCTTTGGAATTTAACAACATCCCAATTACAATTATGGACAGGAACTAAATGGGTAAATATATACGGAGGAGAGCAATCAGGAGTAGAAGGAGTATCTGGTTTAGGAAAACTGAGTGTTTCGACAAATGGTTCAATATCAGTAAACATATTATGAACAAAGATAAGCTAGTAGAAGAACTTATTAAAGACGAGGGATATAAATACGAGATTTATTTAGATCATCTTGGCTACCCTACTTTTGGAGTAGGACATCTAGTTTTAGAAACGGATGAAGAACATGGTCAACCTGTAGGTACTCCTGTTTCAGAAGAAAGAATAAAAGAATGTTTGAGTCATGACATAGATGTAGTTTGCAGTGAGTTAGACATGAAAGATCCTTGGTGGCGTAATTTAAGTGATAATAGACAAAGAGTTGTGGCTAATATGTGTTTTAATCTAGGACACCCTAGACTTAGTAAATTTAAAAAGTTTATAGGGGCTATGCAAATATCTGATTGGGAAACGGCTGCTGTGGAAATGATGGATTCAAAATGGGCAGGTCAGGTTGGGGATAGAGCGGTGAGGTTAAGAGATAGGGTACTACAGGAGGATTAGAATGTATGAATATAGTTGTAAAGTTGATAGAGTCGTTGATGGGGATACTGTGGACGTTGTTCTTGATCTTGGTTTTGATATCCTTTTTAAGTCTCGTGTTCGTTTATATGGTATTGATACTCCCGAGTCACGCACTCGTGACTTGGATGAAAAGGCTAGAGGAAAAATGGCTGGGGCTTACCTAAAAGAAGCTTTGGACAACGGTACTAAAGTTGTTATAGAAACTAAGTTAAAAGACTCTAGAGGGAAATACGGTAGAGTCTTAGGAAATGTTGTAGTAGACGGAGTAAACATAAACGAAGCTATGATAGAAAACTCTTTAGCCGTAGCTTATTTTGGTCAATCTAAAGATGATGTAGAAGCAGAACATTTAATTAACAGAGAAAAGCTAATAGAACAAGGTTTATTTAAACCAGAGGAGGTAAAATGAAATTAGGTATTTTAAAATCATTAGTAGGAACAGTTGCTCCTACACTTGGAACTGCTTTAGGTGGACCAATGGGTGGTATGGCTGCGAATATGCTTTCAGAAGTTTTAGGTTGTGACCCCGAACCAAAGAAGATACAAAAAGCTATGGAAACTGCTAGTCCTGAGCAATTAGCAGAACTAAAGAAAGTAGAAACAGATTTTGAAGTCCAGATGAAAAAGCTTGATATAGATTTGTTTGCTTTAGAAACAGCAGACGTTCAAGATGCTAGAAATAAATTTAGTAAAGACTGGACAGCTAGAATAATGGGTATTCTTGTAGTAGGTGGATTTATGGGGTATATCTTTTTAGTAACTATTCAGCCTCCAGAACAAAATTCAGAGGCTTTAATAAATCTTGTGTTGGGGTATTTAGGTGGTTTAGCCTCAGCTATCATCAGTTTTTATTTTGGAGCATCACATACAAAAGGAGAAGAATAAAGAAATGAGTTGCTTGAGAACAGGAAAGGAGTATATACTATGGGGATGAACGCACAAGGGTTAGCTTCTTTGGGTAGGGGAGGCGATGACCAAATAGGTCATTTAACAACAGGAGAAAAAGTTTTACCACTTCCTGTGGCTCAAGATCCTTCTGTTCAAAGGGTAATTAACCAATCTTTTGCTAAGCACGGTCTTAACGCTGATCAGTACACCGTAGGTCATGCCGATAACTCAGTCAACCCTTTAACAGATTACCCCGAATATGGGTTAGGTAAGTTCTTTAAAAAAGTAGGAAAAGCTTTTAGAAAAATTGCTCAACCTGTATTAACTGCAGTAGGTTTTATTTATGGTGGTAAGGCTGGTGCAGCAATAGGTAGTGCTATTGGTGGTGGTGTCCGTAGAGGTAAATTTGATGCTGGGGATGCAATAAAAGACGCAGCAGGTGCTTATGCTATAACTAGTATTGGTCAAGGCATGGGACTTAAAGGGGGTCAATTTGGCACTACGTGGTCACAACAAGGTATTGGGGCTTTAAAAAATATTGTTCCTGGAACAGCAAACAGCATGTGGGGTTGGCAAGCTACTCCTGCTGCTGCAACTGGGACAAAAGGTATTGGTGGTTTCTTTCAAAACATGGGGGCAAATGCTGCTTCATTTTTGAACGCTCCTACTGCAACAACCCCAATTTTAAACACTAAATACGCTATCCCTTCAATTGGAGATGCTTGGGGAAGTTTAAACATGCTCCAAAAAGCTGGGGTTGTAGGTATAGGTGGATTAGCTGCCAGTAAAGCAGGACTATTTGACCAACCCCCACTACAAGGTAAACCAGCAGGAGTAGGGGAACTTAACGAACAACAACAACAATATTTAACAGGAGGACTAAGACCAGCTACCACAATGCCAGGTGTAGGTGGAAGTTCTTCAGGAAATTTAATGGGTTATCAAGGCGGAGCAGGAATAGGTGGTATGAGTAACCCTCAACAAGATTTACTGGATTACCTAGAAGAACAAAAACGTAAATATTTATTACAGTTCCCTCAGTTCCAAACTGGCAGAGCCTATGGGTATGATAAAGGTGGACCAGTAACAAATCCTGTTGCTTATTTAGATCCTGACTCCAGAACAAGTGGTTTTGATTTACCACCAACACCAAAAGAAAGATTAAATAATCTCATGTTTAACTTTGAAAACAGAGCGATAAACGATATTAATCCATACAGCAGTTTTATAAATAGAGGTTTAGACACGGCGTCAAAAATGTCAGTTGGAGATCAACAAATTCATCCAGGACTTCTTTCTTTAATAGGTGGTGCGAATAATGCTGTGAATAGGTTTGTTAGTGGGACAGTAGGTACTGTTGTTCCTGGAGGAAGAAGACCTATAAAAGATTTAATAGAACGAAGAAGAGCAAATAAAGCAAGACAACAAGCAGTAATAGAAGAGAATATAAAAGATTTAGCAAATCCAGGAGTACGAGATATGTACGAGGGTGGTCCAGCAAAAGTTACTCAGGACGGTGTACCCATTGACAATATACCTGCTATGTTAACTGAAGACGAACACGTATTAACCAGAGACGCTATTAGGGGTCTAGGTAACGGTGACATAGAAAGAGGTCATCAAATAGCTAAAGAAATCAATGACTCAGCAGAAATACAAGAACAATTACAAAACCAAATACTGCAACGTAAATACTTTATGCAGTTTCCACAATTTAACAGAGGAGTAGTTTAATGGCAGAAGAACAATATTTAGATCAGACGAGTAGATCTCTTCCTCCACAGTATTTAGCTGATTTTTATGCAGGAGCAGAAGCAGGCGTTCCTGGAATGGTTCCTTTATTGAATCAAGACATTTACAATAAATTCGCCACTATGGGTGTTCCAGGAATGAATCCATACACCTATCAAGGTATGAGGGTGGCTCCGTTTAGCCAAATGCAACAACAGGCATTTAACAGAATAGGTCAAGGAGTAGGGTCTTATCAACCTTATTTTAATGCAGCACAACAAGGATTAACAAGTGGTGTAAATACAGCTGGACAAGGATACAACACTATGGCTGACTTGTACGGAAGAGGTATAGGTGCCACAGAAAGTTCAGTTGGTCAAGGGATGAACCTCTTAGGTCAAAGTGCAGGATTGTACGGTCAATCAACACAAGGATACAACCCAAATAGTGTAGGAAACTACATGAACCCTTACACAGAAAATGTAGTAGACAGAACATTGGGTAGAATGAGGCAGGGTATAGACAGACAAAGAACGGCATCTAGAGATGCTGCTGTTGGTGCTGGGGCTTTTGGTGGTAGTCGTGGTAGGTTAGCCGAAGCAGATATAGAGAGGGCTGGCTTAACGGCGATGGGTGATACTGCTGCTGGTCTTTATGGTCAAAATTATGCACAAGCACAACAGGCAGCAATGGGTGAGTCTGCTTTACAGAGACAACTACAACAGTCAGCAGCTGGTGGTTTAGGTAACGTGGCTGGTGGTGTTGGTTCTTTAGGAAGTCAACTTGCTAATGTTTACGGAGGCTACGGTACTAACTTAGGGAAAGCTGGTTTAGGTTTAGGACAATTTATGGGTAATACAGGTATGAACATGGCTAACTTAGGTGGCATGCAGTACGGTTTACAAGGTCAAGACATTAACCGTTTAATGCAAGGTGGTGGAATGCAGCAAGGAATGCAGCAAAGAATAGCCGACACAGATTACGGAAACTTTGTGGGTCAATACAACCTACCTAGTCAAATACTTGGTCAAGGTATCGGAATGACTTCTCCTGTTCTAGGAGCATTAGGGGGTACATCAACCACTAACAGATACATGACGGGACAAGGAAGTGATTCTTTAATGGACAACTTAGCAACTGCTCTTTCTGCATACGGAGCATATAAGCAGTGGGGTAAAGGTACTTAATCATGGCAACTAACTTTATGGGGTATCCAAACGCAGGCATAGTTTCTGTGATAGGACAACAAGAAAATCCGATGGGTGGTGTGCTTGAACCTAGAAACACCAACATGTTTAATCCCCAGGAAAGTGTTGAAGATACTATTATCAGACTGTATCAAACTAACGTACCCATAGACCAAATTGCCGCAATGACTGGAACTGATTCAACAACGGTTGCTCAAGTTATAAATAATAGCAGAGGAATGGACACTTACGCTAATATAAGACCAACTACTCCACCAATTGGTGCCCCAGATGTTGGAATAGAACAAGCAGAGTTTGATACTGATTTACCCAGTACACAGGATTACTATACAAGACCAGATGGTGCTCAACCTGTTGAAATAGAACAACAAGTATTCTCTACTGATTTACCTAATGACATGGGTACACAAGCTTTAACTGGATTAAACCCCCAATATGCCGAACTGCATCCAGATGCAGTTTCAGAAGCTAGGAAGATGGAAGTACAGATACAAAACACAACTAGAGATGTTTTTGGCATAGGGGAAAATGAACCTAATCTAGTTCAAGAACTAAACGCTGTTGAGTTATCTGTCTTAGAAGACTTTGAAAGTGAGGGAGATGGGACTTCGTCTGGTGTTGGTGGTACTGTTCAAGAAAACGCTTTAGTAAAAATTGGACTTAATGATGTTTTCACTGATACGGACATGCCTATAGAAGATAGAATTGATTTCTTTAAACACTACATAGCGGAGACACTTGGGTTAGATTACGGAAACTTAAAAGACGCTCCCGATGAAGGATTACCTTTTCTTGCTGCAGCAAGTGCCTTATTAAATGCCTCTAAAAGTGGTGACTCTAGAATGTCAGGAATTGGGCAAGCTATGGTTTCATTTGGAATGACTAAAAGTCAATTAGAAAGAGTTAGAAATAAAGACGCTAAAGATTTATTGATGACTTCTTTTAACTTAGGTCTACAAGCTGATAAAATAGCAAGAAGCGGTAGTGGTAAAGATGGTCTTGGGAATATTGGACAATACATTGTTCCTACTATTAGTGATGAACCTATTTTGATGGGGGACAAAGAAGCTTTAGCATATCAACGTCAAGGATTAAATTTAAGAAAATATTCAGAAACAAAAGAAAACCCCAAACTGTACGCTATCCCTAAATGGAATTCAGATAAATCAGGTGTTGTCTATGAACATAGATCAATGACCCCAACAGCTGCAGGTAATGTTAAATTAGATAGCGACCTTACAACAGCAGGTTACACGGTCAACCCAGTAGACTCA